TGCCTTAGGGCAGATGCTTTCCTGTACCTTGATTTTACCTACTGTGATAGTTCTCTGAGTGATGGTAGTAGTTCCGCTTGAGTTGAAACCACAAGTTCCACCTGCTTGGAATACCGCATCGGTAGTCATGATGTTGATAGTTTCAGCGGATTTGATACCTACCTGAACATTGCCAAGAGCCTCGATCAAAGAGGCAGTTTTTGCTGAGAAGATAGCAGCAGAAGTAAGCTGCAATTCGTTCTCCTTTACATAGTTAGTTAATGCTGATAAATCTAGTGCCATTTTATTTTTGTTTTAATTTTTGAAATGCGCTTTGAAGGCTGTTGTACCTGTCTACTTTTTCTACTTTCAATTGCTTAGCAAATTGGTTCGGGCTAGTGATAGGTTTATCACTTGGTTCTTTTGCCAAAGATTCAAGAACTACGGCAGACATTTTTACCGCTTCTTTTACCTCTTCTGCTTTCTCTTCCATTGCCTTAACTTTTGCAGTCAATTCTTCTACCTTTTTTTCAAGGTCACCCATGGCTTGCTCTACCTTTGCCATTGCTTCATCCTTCTTAGGCTCTTCTTCAGCAGGTACTTCTTCTGCGGATGCTTCAATCTCAACTTCGATCTTTGCTTCTGCTTGCTTTACCTCTGCAATTTTACCCTCTTCAAGGACTACTACGATTTCACCTGATTCAAGTTGATGCTCTCCAACAGGTGCAGGGATCTGAACCCCATCTTCACCGATCACGAAAATATCTCCTGCCTCAAGATCATAGGCAACCGCTGTGCCATCTACTAGCTTACCTTCAACCAATGCGAAGGCTGCTTCCTTTTCTGCTTCTGAGAAAAGTAGTTTTTTGATTTCTACTAGTGCGTCTTTTGCGTTCATATAAGTAAATATTAAATTGTTTTTAGTGTTCAATTTGGGAGAGAATCTTGAAGATCTGCTGCATTATCTGTTCCTCCTGAGTCACTACCTTGTTTGTCTTCTCATAGCGGAAAAGTCCCTCCACGGAAAAGCCTTTGAAAGTGCCTGCCTTGACTTCATTCCAGATCTTCTCATTATCAACTTTGAAGCTACCGAACCATGAGCCATTTGACACATCTTCAAAGCCCTTTGGAGGCATGATCCCCTTCTCCCGATCAATGATAAAAGATTCAAACATATAGACACCATCTACAGGGGTAGAATGCTCTACATTTACCTTGGATTGATAGCCCTTCTTGAAGAATCTCTGCACTATCTTCTTGATCTCAGCAGCGGAAAAAGAGACATAGTATTCCTCATCTTCATCCCTTCTGTAGATCGGAAGATCCGCTATCATCAAAGGTCCTGTGACTATCTTCTGTTCTTCATCCTGAATAGAGAACTTCATATCGCTTGCCTGTTCTTCTAATTCACCTAGTTCCCGTAGCTTATTTCTTGACCATCCTAGGGCAGCCCTTCCACCCCATGCATCGTACATCAAAAGACCGCAACCATCCCCATAGGAGGCAGAAGATTCAAGATCAACCTCGTGCCTACTCAAGTAGCTATACATTCGCTTGATTGTATCTACTGAAATAGGCTCACCATTTGCAAGCTGATTTGCTCTCTGCTTTCCTACAGGAGTACCACATGATCCCCATCCATTTTCCTCTGTATATTCTAGTACCTTTTTGGCATTGCTTCTAACTCCTTCCGGATAATCCGCATAGCTTTCAAAGGCTTCTTGGTTCTTAAATGCTAGGAAATTTTTCTGAATTGCAGGGTATTCTACTAGGGCAATGAAGTCAACTTCTTCTTCACCTTCGATAGTATCCCCGATCATCATTTCATATAGTGGTAGTTTCTTTTCCATATCTGTAAGTATTAGAATCCTGCTCTGCGTTCAATATCCGCTACCCTCTTCTGAGATCCTGTCACTTCGCTTTCTACCACATAAGCCCTTAAAGGTTGGGTAGGAGTCATTGCTGCACCTAGTGCCGTGATCGGGCTGTTCCCTATGGTAGGTACTTGAGGAACACTAGCAGGAGCAGAAGCATTAATTGAAGGAGCAGATGCAGCACCACCTCCAGGTACTTTGGTTTTTGCAATCTCCCTAACATTCTTGATACCACCTGCCACGGCAATAGCAGCAGCGATAGCAGCACGGATAGGAGAGGAAGGATCTCCAGGAATTAGCTGAGATGTATAGGCTTTCTGCGCACCTAGATAGGTATCTATAGTAGTAGCAGCGATTGCCGTAGCCTTTCCTGCTGCCGTGTTCTTTCCTACTAGGCTAGAGACTGTATTCAGTAGACCTGCTGCCATTGCTGCGTTCTGCATCTTGGCTTCATTCTCTTTCTTATCAATCTCAATCCTTGCATCTGAATATCCTTTCAAGGCTTCATTATATTGCTGCTCATTAATCAATTTATTCTGGAACTGCTCAAGAGATAACGCTTCTTTTTTATCAATCAAATCCTTCTGAATTTGGAAGCTAGCATCCGCCTCCTTCATCTGCATATCCAATTCAAGCAAAGCCCGTTCTGCGTTCTGCTGATCAATAGTCAATTGAAGGGCTGCAAGTTGCTGCTGCTCCTGTTGTGCTAGTTCTAGCTGAAGGGCTATCTTCTGATCTGCTGTTAGCTTCTCATTATTTAGGACTTCTTCTCTTTGCTTTTCAAAGTCAAGTAGGATCTGCTGCCGTGCTTTCTCGTTTTCATCCTTGATGCCTTCAAGTCTTATAGCCGTTCGGATCTCATTCAAAGACTTCTGAAAATCTGCTTCCTTTTCTGCTTCTTCCTGTTGGAATTTATCCCGTACTACTTTTAGTTCTAGCTGCTTGGCTGCCTCTAGGCTTCCATCATCCTTGATGCCTGCTTCATCTAGTTTCCTTTGCTTCTCTGCATAGGTTTTTTCAATGGCTGCTTCTTGCTGCTTCTGTTCAGAAAGCATTTTGGTTTTGGCTTCATCTAAAATAGCCTGTGCCTCTAGTTCTTTTTGGTTCTGCTTATCCCGATCTGCGGATGCCTTCTCACCTGCTGCCTTTTCTTCTGCCTGCTGAGATAAAACAAACCCTGCCCTCTTTTCCTTCAAGCCATTCAATGCTGCTTCAGCCTCTTTGATGGTCTTATCCCCTGCCTCTGCCGTAGCCTTTGGATCAAAAACTAGATTGGCAATCCCACCGGTAAAGCCTTCTACTAGATTGAAGTTTTGACCTAGTGCCTTTCCTGCTAGATCAATACCTGCAAGTAGGGCTGTGATAGGAGCAGAAACCGCAGCAATCAATCCCTGTAGGATTTGCTTATTTCGTATTGATGCTTCTACCTGCGCCTGCTTAGTAGCCTCTGCATTTTGAAGGTTTATCTCCGCTGCCTGAATAGCCTCATCCGTTTGGGCTATCTTTAGCTGAAGGATTTCCGCCTCTGTTTTGCCTTGTAATTTTAGCTGATTGGTTTGCCCATCAATAGCATCAAGTTTCTCCTGCTGAATCACTAGATCCTGCTGAGTTTGTTCATTGAGTTTCTTCTGCTCTTTGGATACACCACCCACAAGAGCCATGATGTCTTCCCAATAGGTAACTAGTAGACCTACTGCTACTACTAAAGCCCCTATTCCTGTAGAAATCAAAGCCTTCTTGAATCCGTTTGCTCCTGCCGTTAATCCCTTGAAGGAAAGTTGTAGCTGTTCACCTACTTTTCCAATGTCCTTCAATTGGGATAGACCCTGAGAAAGTGCCATGGCAGACTGAACCTTAAGGAGTGCCTTTTCTACATCTTCGGATTCATTACCGAAAAGAGCCATAGCCCCCTGCACCGCTGCTATTCCTCCTGCTGCCGTACTTGCTGCCGTAGTTAATGCCTGAAACCTTTTCCCAGGATCGAATAGCTGAGAAGCCTCATTTGCATCTTCAATAGAATCACGGATCGCAGCTACCTTTTGTGCTGCCTGAACTGCTTGATCGGAAAACTCCCCGTACTTCTGCCGTGCAACTTGTAGTTCTTGAGTCGCTTCCCTTAGTTGTTTCTTTAGGGGTTTGACATCCGCATCTAAAATGATCTTATTTTCTTCAGCCATTGGATAGGTATTTTAAAGGTTAGGGGAATCGTTTTGATTCCCCATTTTTACTACTCTGCTTCTGCTTCTTCCTTCGGATTCTGCTCCTGCACTTGCTGTGCTAGAAATTGGATGAAGGACATCCCGTATTTGGTAGGCAGTTCTTGTGCCCATGCTTCTAGCATTTTGATTTGGTCTTCTGTTAGCGTTACTTTCATTTGATTTGGTTTTTAAGTGAATCTATTTCTGCTTTCATTTCATTTATAATCTCTTGCTGTTCTTGAATAGCCTTGATTAACATAGGTACAAAAACTGAGTACTTTACGGACTTTGTGGTAGTTCCTTTGATTACTCTTTGCGTAGTAGTTACCACTTCGCCTTCCTCATTTAGTACTTCATTACCTTCTTCATCTAGTTGTGGTACTTCTACCTCTTCAAAGTCTGTGGATTCGTCAATCATGGCAGGGAATACTTCTTCAAGTTCTTGTGCAATAACACCTATCTGCTTGATTTCACTACCTATCAAATTATAGTTTCTAACCTTAACTTTTAGAAGGTCATCAAGTTTAGGGGTAGCATCCTCAATATTCTCTTTTAGTTTGATATCTGATAATGAACCATAGGAGTTATTCTGATTTTGAATGTTTCCATTTGTATAAATACGAACCCTTGATACACCATCTGAGTTACCCCCGAAGAAATATTCTGAAGTATCTGCTAAAGGGGTAGTAGCAAAAATACCGCTTCCATTTACGCTACCATGAGACCTGAGATACATAGTAACAGAACCCCCATTGCTATTACTAAACTCATGATAAGTACCTGCTGTATTTATATAAGTCCCCGTATTACTAGCCTTCAAGAAACCTCCCGAAGTGATGCGCATTCTTTCTACTGAACTGTTCGCAGTTATGTCACCACTTGATGATGTTTTGAAAATTAAGTTTGCACCATTGAACCAATTTGCCCCTTCAAAATTTGATGATATTTCAGCAAATAAGGTGCTGCTGTAGTTAGGTGAACCAAAACCAAAAGCACCAATTAAACCATTTGCAACCAAACTAGTAGTTCCTGATCTAACTACTCCTAATGAATCTAATCTTACACCAGGACTAGCCGTGCCTATGCCTACGTTGCCTACCGAAGTGATGCGCATTCGTTCGGTTAGATTTGTATTAAAGACAATAGGTCTACCTCCACCTGCTGCACCTGATTCAATTTGTAAGCCAAAGGATTCAAATATTCTTGACCTATTGGCTGAAGTTGAATCGCTTCCAAAGGTTACTCCTCCGTTGACTTGCAAAGTATCAATAGGACTAGCCGTGCCGATGCCTACGTTGCCTGATTGTGGCTGAAGTGCTAAATTTTGATTAGAAGAAAATCCAAAGTTGAAACCTTGAATTGAAGGAGTTCCAGATATCGTTCCAAGTGCCACAATGTTTGGAGTTGATGCATTTGAACCTGTCGAGAAAGACCAAGTATTTGCCGCATCAATAGATTGTAATCCCTTAGATGTCACGCTACTTGAGAAGGTAGCAGCGCCTGTGGAGGCTAGGGTGAGGGCAGCAGAACCATTTGTAGCAATTGCTACAGAGTTCAAAGCAGGTCTAAATAAACCATTATTAGCATCACCTAATTGTAGTGCCGTACTTGTTGCGCTACCAAAGTTTGACAAAGTAGCAAAAGCCCCCGATAAACTAGCAGCCCCAACACTACCGCTAAAACTAGCACTTGTCCCGTTCAAAGCACCTGTCAAAGTCACTGCCCCCGTAGTAGCTAAAGTGATCTGTGGAGTAGTACCTCCGGCTGCCATAGTTATCGCAGCAGCGGATACCAAAGCCAAAGGTAAAGTGCCTACGCTTTCTACTCGGTTGGTAGTACCTCCTGAGTTAGGAGTCAAAATAATAGATTGACTTGAGGCAGCAGCAATTACCCTAGTAGCACTCTGAAGGTCACCGCTAAATTGACCAGCCTCAGCCGATAAAGTACCGCCTGTGATAGTCACCGCATTACCCGTTCCGCTAGTCTTAATCACTCGCAATCCTTCGCCATTCCCTGCTTTCGTAATCTCTACACCATGACCACTACCGCTTGTGTGGTTTACATTTATAGTATTTCCACTTCCCGAAGTAGTGAAGGTCTTCTGTGCCGTAATAGTTTGGACAGTTCCTAGGGTTACATAGCCTGTCAAGGCAGAGGTGATGTCTGAAGTCAATGCCAAAGTTCCTGATGCATCAGGCAAATTATATGTTCTACCCCCAGGAACTCCTGCCGTGATATTCACCATAGAAAAGGAAAAGTCCTTTTGAGTAGCACCACTAACCGATTGAAATCCTATGTTATTAGTGCCAAAGGTGTACATTGAGGTGTACCCATCCGTTCCCGTAGTTACAGAAGTAGAGTGTTTAAATCCAAGGTAAGAACCTCCCGTAGGTGAAGCCCCGTTTATATTGATTTGGGAAGCAGATAGTGAATTGTTCCCTAGATTGACTGAACTTGTTGCCCCTGTGTAAGGCACTTTATTATTGAAAGTAGACCAATCAGCAGAAGACAAAACACCTCTAACAGTTGAAGTAGCAGTAGGGATGTTTATAGTGATGTTTCCACTCGTAGTAACAGGTGAACCTGTCACATTGACATCATTTCCCGTAGTCCCTAATGTAATACCTACCGAAGTCACACCCACATCTAGGTTGTCCTGCATCCAATCTTGGATAGTAGAAATAGTGACCTTATTTGTGGTGGTAGCACCGCTTGCTACTATAGGAAGGACATCGTTGTTAGCAATGTCCGTTCTTTCAATTAGTTGACTTATTCTCTTATCTGCCATATCGATTAAATATAAAATCTTGAAGACCCGTTTTCCTGTAGCATATAGGCATCATTCTCCAAAAGGATGTAGTCATAGTCCACAGGGCTTACATTTCTAAGTATCTTGAATAGGGAAACATAGCTTAACCCGTTTGCTATTGGGTTGTACTTATCCACCTTCTCAAGTTGGAAGTAGTGAACACCTACTTTGATGATCTTGCGAAAATCTAGGTTAGAAATATCTGTAGGAGTCAAGTAGAAATAACCCTCCAAAAGCCTACTATTTCTGTCGCCTATTGAAGTGATTAATCCCTCGTAGTATTCGGTGAATAGGTTGACCCCAGGATATACACCAATTGAGAAATAGACCTCTCTAGGGTTAGCGAAAAGCACATCAGAAGAAGGGGTGATAGGATCATCTAGGTGACCTGCATAGGGATAGGTAGTGTATGCCACATTCCCTGAAGCGTAGGCAATATTCCATGAAGTAGTTTCTACTTCTGGTTTCCAATATGCTATTCTAGGCTTGAAGTTATCAGGTATTTTCACCCCATTTTCTACCTTGTAAAGGTGAATCATGATTCTTCCTGCTACCTGCTCACGCATTACAGGAGGACTGAATACCACCTTGACTGTCTTTGTATCTAGTTCGAAGTCATTAGGAATGATAGTCCTAGATTCCCCGTAGGCTTCATTGAATTTGGTCTTATAGGAAGTACTCCAATAGTCAGCATCATCATCAAAGGTAAGCCTGTATTCCTTGGCTGAAAGTTCGGATAGTGGTGTGATAGTTATCTCTTGGCTTTGATCTAGCTTATCACTCCAATCTAGTGCCTGATCTTTGAAGGTTTGGTAGAATTCATTATAGGGCACTATCTCAAGGACATTTGTCCGAAGTCTATCCTGCGTTATATACAGGTTGTACATTGATATAATAGACTTCAAGAAGTCACGCTGCTTCATAGACTTTGGCAGGGTGTATTGGATTTTCATAGTATCCCCTTCCTCAAGTTCTACCGCCACAGGTACAGTATTCCCTATCTTGAAAGATCCTGTAGGCTGTATTACTACTTCAGTTTGTAGCTGCGTATTCGTTCCTGATCCTGCAATCTCTCCAGTAAGCCTGATCTCAAAGTATTCATTGGTTGCAAGGTCTACACCTCCTGTGATCTCTATGTCCCAATTGAATACCTGTCCTGCTGAAATGAAGGAAACAAGCCTAGAAGAATAGAAGATCTCAGATCCATTCTTCAAAACGGATAGAGTCCATACATTATCTGTGTAACCCTGCAAGGCTTCAAAGGATAGCTTTAAATTTAGGTTCAATCCTGTCTGTAAAGATTGAGCCTTTGTCCATGTGAATCTAGTGCCTCCGTTACTGATCGTAAATCCTGAAGCCTCCACATTCGTAAAAACTAGAAGGTGTGAAAAGTCCGAAGGTGTGCTAACTTCTTCTAGGTATAGATTTGGGGTTTGATTCAAAAGTGTAGTACTCTCCCTAGTGATGGTCTTCTCTGCCGTGATCAAAAGCAACTTTCTAAAATAGAAGCTATTGAAGAAAGGAGCATTCACCTGAAAGTTTGCTTCTTTAAAGATCCGCTTCAGAATCTCGCTTACAAAAACAGCAGGCTTGAAGTTCCCGATAGGGTAGGTGATTGAGTCTACCGAATAGCCGTAATCCACCAAGGGATACACATAGTTCTGCGCACCATCTACCCACTCTGTCCGTTCCCAAGATGCTTCAATATTTGCCCTGTTGTAGGTATGGTCATAGCTATCCTCAGGATCTGAAAAGTTTAGCTGTGCCAAAGTTTTATCTCCCAATTCATGAAGGATGTCCCGAAGCCTACCGAACATATTCACCTCATATACTATGTCCCCTGATTTTGAATTGATCTTCATCATGCGAAGAACCCCATCAAAGATCTTGACATTATCTAGGAAGATCTGTGCCTGTGCCTGCTTGGCAGGGTTGAAGTTTATCCCTATGTTGACATCTTCCTCATAGAAATCATTGCTTACCGAAATATCAAATATGTTCCCGAATAGCTGCTGATTCTTGGATGTATTAGGTAGGGTTAAGGTCTTCGAATAGGAAGTGTTCCTTCTCTCAATGTCGCTAACATCAGCCACAGAGAAGGTGAATTCTACATCGATATTACCTAGCGTATCCGCCTCAATACCTTCTACAAATAGTCTTGCACTCATATCACCTGTCTTGGGTTAGAAAGTTGAAGTTCTACATCTAGTTCAATGTTGAATAGCTTATCTGATGCTGTCTTCTTGACCTCATAGGAAGTAGCTGAAGGCTTGACAGGAATCCAAGAAGGAGTGATGTAGTTATCATTGACTACATTCAAGAACACTAGAGGGGAAGAATACATCTCCCTAAGTAGTTCCGCCTGTGCATCGTTGATGTAGTCTGAAATGATCTTCCAGGTCTGAGTCTCATTGGTGTAGTAGATCGGATTGATGTTCTTAACTACTACCCCATTTGATTCATAGACATCCCCTGAATAGTTTCTCTCATAGCCTTTCTTTTCAATCTGAAAGCTAGTCTTATTCACTAGGTCAAAGTTGAAGAAATCAAAAGCCCCGTACTTGTTTAGGTAAGCTATCCGCATAGGATCGTACCTGCCACAGGATTGAGTATATAGGGTTGCGAATTTGTATCTCCTTGCAGATCCATTATTCCAATTCGTGAAAAGTTGAATAGATGCTACCCCTGATCCATAGGTCAAAGGTGTGATCTGAATATAGGTAACACTAGGAGTAGATACCGAAGTAGGGGTGATATAGTAGGTCTGAGTGGTAGCGTTTGTGTAGGTCACCAATAGTTCTACATTGGTCAAAAGCCCTGTATTAAGGAAGCCAAAAACCTGCGCATCTGTATCCCTTACTTTGATAGTATCCCATGCGCTTAGAGGCTTGTAGGTGGTATTGCTAGATCCCCAATATTGAGCCTGATTAGCATACCAATTCTTTAACTCAAGCAAAGGCAAAGCACCTGCAAAAGCATACTTGGTTTCACTCACTACTTCACTAGCCAAAACGATCACATAGTCCCCATCAATTTCATAGTACTCATAGCACTTCAGGTAGTATCCCTTGATCACATTTGTAGAACTTGAAGAAGTAGCCGTCTCATAGAATCCCTTGGTGTAGGTGAAGTCTACGGATACAAACTTTGATACATCGAACTCAACAGGATCTCCAGGATAAGCAGGGCTATCATAGTATGCAGTAGTGACTAGTTCATCATCTGAATTGTAGACCTTAACCACATACTTGAAGC